GTTCATGATCAGGGTCATACCACTACGGTAAGCCCTAGGCATTTTGCCCATTAAGTTAGTCCAAGTTTTGTACTTGCTAATGTCAGCTAATGCAACTTCGACAATTTGAGCGGCAGGGATGGTAGTGTCTTTAGTAATTCCAAGCGGCTCTCCAACACCAGTGCCGTTAATAATTGCGGCTTCCAATGCCTTGATCATTGCTTCCGCAATATTTTCGGTTATTGTGCTCTCGAAAATAGGCATCGCGACAGTGCCGGCCACCAACTCAACAGCTACACGACACTGTAGTTTGTGATAGCTGAAAGAGATGGTACCTTTTACTTCCTTTTTTTGCTTGTCGGACATTGTACCCGCGGCTACCCAAGTAGCGCTAGGTTTAGCACTAGCTACAGGAATTTGAACACCGCCCTGTATAGCAGTCTTTGTAACTCTTGCCCAAATCTGACCGTAAGAGGACATCTTTTCGACAATTTTGTTGAGAATAGTAGTTGGAATAACAGCACCGACGTCAGTTAAACTGGTTACTGCGTCAGCTCTGAACTCAAGAACTTGTCCCTTTTCGCCACGTGTGACGTAATCCATAAAAGCTTTGCGGTATTCTTGAGTGTCGTATTTATCAACTTCAGTTGTGCGCTGTTCTGGTTCCTGAGTGGTGGTGATTGTGCGAGTCCTAACTGTACCGTTTTGAATGCCTTTCGCAATCTCTTCTCTTGCCCTAAGTTCTTTCTCTTCATCCTCAAGAGCTTTAAGCTCTTTGCCTAAAGCATCAAGATCGACCTTTTCTGTTCCTTCTAGCATTTTTCTTATTTCTGTTTTTCTGGCATTAATTTCGCCAAAACGCTTTTCAAACATATATTTATCTCTCCTTTTTTGTTATAGATAGGTTCTTAGGATTAAGCGTTTCCGCAATTCGGAACTCTCCAGCTCCTTCTTCTCCCTCTCGGCCTCCGCCGAAAAGAAGTCCCTCGCAGAAATGCTTGTATCTGAATATGCCGGGATATCCACCGCCGACACGTCCCAGATTCTCTTGAATTTGCTGATAGTGCGTGTGTGTGTATCTTTGTTGTAAGATTCCTCTGTAACAGTAAACGCGAAGGACATCTTATCAATGTCGCCTCGCGTTATCAGTGTGTATAAGTCTCTACCAGCTGTAATATCAGCTAGTTTAGCTCGTATTAAAAGGCCCTGTTCATCAGGTATAAGCTCTAGTGTCTTATTCCTGGTGCGGGCCATTACCATGACGTTGTCACTGTGGTTGTACTTAAACGGAACGTCCGAAAGGTCTGCTCCATCCAGAGCACCCCTCGCAATGACTTCATAGTATTTTATACCGTCGTATTCCCACATAACGGTTGGGCTGTCGTATACAATAGCTCTACCTTCGACAACCATTTCTTGCTCTTGGTCATTTGTCGTCGGCAGAGCCCTCAGCGCCGCTATTCTTATCTCCTTTTTGATCGTCTGTATCGGTGCCGCCATCGTCATCACCTCCGTTTTCGTCTTTGCCGTCTTCGCCAAGCTGGTATAAGTTTTGTTTATCAGTTTGAACATAGTTCAGGGAGACTAGCCGCTTATCTCCGTCTTTTACAGGTGCTAGGTTAAATATTTCTCTTGCTTCGTTAATAGTTAACAGCCCCATTGGCACCATTC